GTTACTGCAAATTCGCTGTTACTAAAAAAATCGTCAAATGATTCAACAAAAGCCATTTACTCTTTTGCTTCTTTCGCTGGTTTTTCTTTTGCTTTTTCTGCTTTGTTCATGCCAATTAGTGCATGGCCCAATGCATCAGCAACATCAATCACCGCACCAGCTTCTTGCAATTCGCCAGCTAAGTAAAACTTGCGCGTCACTTTAACTTTCATGGTTTGCCCTTTTGGTTGCTTGCTACCGCTAATTAAAGCGGCAGCAGTTAATGATGAAATTGCCATTAAATTAAGTAATTGTTGTCGCTAAGCTAAATGCGCCTGGGATACGAACACCCACATCACAAGTTTGAATTGCACGAACACCTGTGATTGCAGCTGTAAAGCTTGCGTATGGATTCATTGCGATTTCTAACATGCCCCATTCACCAATGATCACTTGGCTAAAGTCACCAAACAACATTGATGCAGCTGCCATTTGTAAAGATGACATCGCTTTAAAGCCTTCGATTTCACCATCTAAAATGTTGCCTTGCCATAAAGGTGTGTCTGTTGATGCTTGGCGGAATCTTTGTTTCAACAAGCCAGCAACAGTTGGTGTTGTCACATAACCGCAGTTAGCAGCTAATGCGTTACTGTTTGCAACGTCTGTTTGAAATTCAACAATACCTGCATAACCAAGTGATGTACCTGTAACAGCGCCAATGCCTGCTGTTGCTGTAATGCCTGTAGGTTGACCGCCTGTACCTGTGCCAGATAAGCCGGCTAAGTCGATTGCTAATGCAACCACTTTGCTTAAATCTGACATTACTAATGAGTCTGCAGCTGGGCTGTTTTGCAACATTAATTGGCGTGAGATTTCTGTGTAAGCAATTACGTTTTTAGGGCTCATTGCCAATTGGCCTAATACCAATTGTGATTCAGTAGCGGCTGCGGCCTCGTTTGCTAACCAGCTTGCAGTGCCAGCAGCGGTTTGACGTGGAATTGTTACGTTGCCTTGTAAGCCTGTGAGCATTGTTGCGCCCATTTGTGCGAGCACGCTACGGTTACGCAACAAGTCGATAAAGTTAGATGCCAAGTTATCCGTTGCAACAATAAAGCCACCTTGATTGCCTGTGCCAGCTGTTAAGTCACGTTTTTGCACTTCATAAGGCACATAAAAACCGTTGTTAGCTGACTCAGATAAACCAGCGCGTTTTAAGATTGCTTGATGGCACTCATGCTCAAAACCTGCTGATCTCCAATTTTGGTCAGCCATTGCTTTAATAGCGCGCAATACAGAATAGTTTTTAACTTCTTTGCTATCCAAACCAATATCAGGTGTGACTTTTGGTGCGGTCGCAATCAAATCCATTACCTTGCTGCGATATTCACTTACAGGTTCGCCACTACGCATTGCATCTTGTGTTAATTTTTCGATGCCTTGATAGCTAGAAAATTGCTCTTTAATTGCTAAAATTTCTGTTGAACGTTTTTGCTCTTCAGAACGTGCATCTTTTTTGATTTGTTCTAAATCAATAGATGGTGCTGGTTTTTCGACTACTTCTGTGGTCATGATTCTAATCTCCTGGATAGGTTTTGGCTGGTCGGTTGGAATATCGCCCGTGCTGCGACCAACGCCAACTGCAATATCGGCTGGCACGGAGACTAATGAAATTTCGTAAGGTGTCCAATTAGTGATGCGGTATGTGTCGGTTTCTTGGCCCTCATCACTTATGGTGGTTGATTCAAGCTTGGCTTCATTGATCATGTAACCAACAGAAACATTTTTGCGAATGCCATCGACAACATCTTGGAAAATCTCTTCAGCGCGGGCGCTTTTACCAAAACGCACTACAGCGCGAGCTTTTCTATCAGTGCCAATGCTCACAGATTCAACCACGCCAATCACGTCACGAATGTCGTGATCGCATAGCAGGTTTGCGTGTGTATTCATGCGGCTTAAATCGATGCTAGTTGCGCTATGGTCAAGAATCTCAATGCCCCACCAACGCTCGTATGGTGACTCAGATGAGAATGCAAGCTCTATGGTGCGTGCTTCGACATTGATGGTCTCGCGCTGAACCGCAAAAGCGCGGTCTAGTTTTTCGCCAACTTTAAAAGGCAATGCTTTGTCTAAAATATTCATGTGTGCATATTGCGCTTTTAATTTGATCATTTTAACGGGTGAAAATGATTAAATTTTTGGCATTAAAAAACCCGCCAAAGCGGGTTTTTATTTAATTTAATTCAATTTAATACTGGTTATTCCATAAACGTTTAGTTTCTGAAATCATAAAGTCAGAAACTATTCGCACACCTGCAAGACTAAAGTGTGTGCCATCAGTACCAACTGCTAAAGCACGACTACCGTTTGCAGTTGAATAAACAAGTGTGCCAATGTTTGCCGCTTGCGCACCAAATATTAAAGACTTGTTGCCTGCAATACCATTAAAGTCTAAATATCTTGAGTTACTATCACCCCAAGTATTAAATGCTTCTTTAATGGCAGCCGCTACAGCAATGTTACCTGCTGCATCTGTAAACCAGGGTGAACATACTGTTATATTTTTTGTCGGAAATAACCTACGAGTTGCTTGCCATGCAAGTATAGCTTCCGCTGCTACTGCTGAAGGGATTTGCGCTCCATCATTAAATCCATGACATATCATAATATGATTTACATTGTATGATGAAAACAAGTTTTGATTGGTTGGATCTTCTATCATTTGACGTGCTGTGAAATTACCATTTGTTGCTAAGTAACCGCTACCTCCTGCCGCAGCCGCCACACATCCATCAAATCCTAGTCCATTTTTAACGATTAAGCCTAAACTATGAAAGATACCTTGACCATTAGTTAATGTTGGGATGCCTATAGATTCAAGTTGAGAATCACCAATCATAAGTAAAGTATCATTTGATTTTTCTCCATTTTCAACCGTACCTAAAGCTGTAAGATTAATGACTGAAATGCGAGACTCTACCGCAGAGGTTGCCGTTGGCGCTCTGTGTAAAACTTTCCTACGTTTATATTTACCTTTGAAGTCATACAAAAGTATATTGCCATTAGTCGCAGAGGTGCGAGTAGGAAATCCCTCAACTGGTCTGCCATCTATAGTAACCTGATAGTTAAGCCCTGCACCGTTACCCAATTCTAAACCAAAGGCTGTATCAGTAATAATTGATTCAAACTCAAAGGCAGTGGATTTTTGCATACCAACTGGGTATCCATAGGCTGCAGCTGTTGTATCGTAGTTTACGTTTATACCACTTGTTTTTCTATAATCAAAACCTGTTGCCACAAACGATGGGTGTATAGTTGCAACGCCACATTTAGGAGTTAAGAATCTTGCAGTTTCGCCAAGTGCATAACTACCAGCAGTTAAGTTATTTGCTGTCATACCCAGACCAGTTCTTACAACTGCAGCACTTGCGCCTTGTACCCAAGTGACTACAGGCGCATCAGGGTCAGATGTGGCTTTAACATTAAAATCCTCATACCATGTAGCTGCATTGTCTGTAATTAAACGGCCTGGTGGATTAGTGACTGCACCACGAGCCACTGAGGCAGAAGTTGCTACCGAGTTACCTGTTAAAGTATAAGTACCTGCGCCACCTGCACCTGTTCCTAAAGCTGATATACGTGTGCCGGCTGTTGTGCCACCAGATGTTAGTTCTGTACCAACGCCAATAGGGCCACCCTGCACAGCTGTAACTGTTAGTAAGGTTGTGCCACTAACATCACCTGTAATGGATGACACTCCATTTAACCTAGGTTCTGTTGCTGCACAAGCACCACCTGTGACACATACAATATGTTTACCATTGGACAAGCGTCTTACATCACCAGATGCTACTGTTTGATTTGCTGTCCAAGGTGGTGCTACTATCATTACTCCTTTATTAAAGTTTGCTATATTTTCATTTCTTTGATTTTGCAGTAAAGAGTAAATTAAACCACCCGTTTTTGGGTTTACCAAGCCAGTTAAATTGTTATTATTATCAACAATCATCTGCGCATCTTGTTTAAAATCCTTGCCAAAATCTTCTGGTCGTGCGGCTTTATTTTCACTAATTAGCGCGCCTGCAAAAGCGTCATCAACAGTAATGGTTGTTCCTGCATTTTTGCGAACACCTCCAATAAAAATGGCTTGTGTAAGGGTGACTGTGGTTGTCATGATAACTCCTAAATATTAGTATCTAATTCTGCGGTTGTGTTGTCAGGGTTTGCAGGCTTTAATGGTTGCAAGCCAAACTTAGCGGCTAAATCTTCGGCAGATTTACATTGCACCAGCACATCTTCGTAATCCATGCCAAGTTCTGCACAAACCTGTTGTGGCGATTTTAAGCGTTGATGAATTGCAAGCACTGCAGTTTGCATGTCTTTGTATGGATCTACCCACTGCCAACGTCTAGCCTGCCATGTGTGTTTAGAAAACTTCTCATAATTTGATAATGGCAATGCATTGCCGTTAGTAAGTAATACTTGACCAAATGCCAAAGCGCTTTGTAGCCACTCGGTATAAACCTGCTCATGAAACGAATCAATTAGCCATTGTTGTACGCTCATCCACTGGTCGCGCTCTTCTAAAGTACCGCTTCTGATACTGCTGAAATTAACACCCTCTAAATCGTTAGCTAAACTGTGGTATGCGACATTCCAACTCGATGCCACACCACGCAAACAGGCTTTAATAAACTCGCCAAACATTTGGTGCGGATAATCAGGGTTAAAAGACTCAAAGCTCACGCCTTCTGGAAGCACGCCAAACGTGCCAGGGTCGGCCTCGGTGTAAGGTATGTTATCCTCATAACCATCACTTGTACCATCTTGCAATGGTGCAGGGTCGCCATCGGGCGTTGTAAAAAAACCCATTTTAGCCGCACCGACTCGCGCAGCAATCACGGCTGCTTCTTGATAAGCGCCTAAGTGGTTTAACAAAGTCATACCCGCGTGCATCCAAGGCAGTCCGCGCACTTGTTCGGGATATTCTTGTTTAAATATATGGATGATTTCATGAGCAGGAATGCGCAAGTGCAATGTGGTATTGCTTACCCCTGTCATGTACATTTCAGCAGGGTTTTTTTCTTTTAACCAATAATACGTTGGTCTAAAAAAGTCATTAACTTCAACACCCATGATAATGCGACCACGCCCTTGCTCTGGTGCGCGCATTAAACTTGTATCAAGTCGGTTAATATCTAAAATCTGCAATGCAAAGCCAAACGGATTATTAGCAGTTCTGCCACGTATCTTCCGAATAATTGCTTCACCATCACGGGCCACGTTTTCTGTGACTTGCGCTTCTATATCACGCCAGCTTAAACGGCCTGTGACATCGCACACGCCTTTTTTACCCCAATTGGCAAATGCTTCTTCTACGGCTGAATTAGCAATGGTGTCTGGTTGCTCAGGTGCATCATAAATACGGCTTTGCAAACGCACACCATCACCGCCCACAACATTTGCAACTACCATTGCCAAATAGCGTTTGGCATAAGGATTGTTACGCGCTAGATCATTCGCGCGCGCGCGTGTAGTGTCAAGGTTACGATATAGATCAGCATTCATGCTGACGTTTGAAGTAGTCCAGCTGGCAGTTAAGCGATCTAACCTTGCAGCCGCAAGCTCGCGTTTGTTTGTTTTTTCAAACGGTGCTTTTGAGTGCGCGAGTTTACGCAATGCGGTTGGTGATGCGGTTTTAATCCAATTGTTTAAAACCACCGAGCCTTTAATAGCCACGCGGTCTTTGTTATACCAATCTTTTTGTTCACTTGCCATTAAAGCCTCACTTGCAGTTTATTTCTGCCTTTTAAACCGCTACTTTTAGCGGCCTCTTCTGCGCGTAATTCGTTTTTATATCGATCACGCAGTTTTAATAGTTCGGCAATAGGAATGTATCGCATGCGGCGGCCAGCAATTTCGTATTCAGAAACCGCAGGGTTTTTGTTTTCTAGCCAGTTTTCAATTGCATCTAATGTTTTTTTGACGTGACTTCTAGTATCAAAACCAGTTACCGCACCAGCTAGATTTGGCAAAATCTTAATGCTACCAATGCCAACGGTAATGCGCTGCGCGGCTTTAGTCACATAAGCCTGCCATTGGTATTCGCCTGCAGAATATGTTGCGCTAGTTGTAGCCGTTACATTAACTAAATGCTCTGCGCCCGCAGCGGTTGCAACAATAGTGTATTTGTTAGCAGTATTTACAAGCGCGTAATTAAGCACCCATGCATCGTCTGCAGGATAATCGGGCAAAATGATCTGCCAAGTCAGTGTGTCACCTGCAGTAATTGCCAGCGGGGTTCCGGTAATTGTAGTCATGCGCGAAATTAAGCGCTTTTTTTGTAATTATTTTAACGGGTGAAAATGATTATTAAAATTTACAAATTTTTGTGATTTGCGAAATACTTAATTTAAATTCATTGCTTAGTGCTTTGATATTTCGGCCATTAAATTTTGTGCGAATTGCGTTATCACGATCGCGCCGTGAACTCGCGCTACGCTTTGCGACATAAAATTCTATTTTTTGCCCACCATATTGCTGGCTTAGTATTTCCTCAATCACGCTAGGCAACGTTTCTTTAAGCGCAGCATTGACCGCCGTTTCTATTTTGGGGTGCGATGCCGCAGCGATTGCTAAATCTCTTACCATTAATGTTGAGGCGCTCATTTCCATCCTTTCACAAAGCCAGGGTTACGCTTTAAGCGTTGGGTTTTCTGTTTCTTTTCAATTACTGATGGTGCAACTGGTGCATCTTCGCTATCATCCTGCGTTGGCGGTTCTATCATGGCTGCGCGCCTATCCCAATCTGATTTTTTCCACTTGTGCAGATATAACTCAGGGTGATGGGTAGCCGCTACGCTTAAAATCCACGTGTCTAGCGGTTCATTCCGTTTGCCTTTTTTTAACTCCCAACGGTTTTTCTGTGGGTTAAAGGTTTCTGACACTAAACCTTCGTAATAACTCGGATCTAACTCAGTGCTAAAGTGAACCTTGCGCGCACTTGGGTCTTTGTCTGCGTCAGAGTTTAATCGGTTGTAAAGTAAATGCTTGGCGGTATCAGAACCGACCAAATAAAGTGCCACGCCTTTTTTAAGCGTTTGGCCTTTCCAGTTAATATCTTGCATCGATGGCTTGCTAAGTATTGCGCGGCCATAAGTACTTGCACCCTTGCATGCAATCACGCGTTTTAGCTTGTTTGATGCAGCTGCACGCACAAACGCATACACCATGTGCGTGTGATGCCCACCTGTATCGATTGCGGTGGCTTCAAGCCCCATTTTTTTACCAAAATGGTTTGTAAATTCTACGTTTTGCAGATATAAAACAAGCGCAGCCCATATTTTCTCATCACCAGGGTTGCCGTCGATCACGTGGTAATCAATTAGCCAAGTTGCATCATTGCGACCGTGGCCTGTAATTTGAATTTCAAAACGGTTATCTTGCACGTCAACTCCTGCAGTAATGACCAAGCAACCAATGGGGATTGTGCGCAATTGGTAGGGTTCTGCACGCGCGATGAGTGCATTTGGTTTTAGATCGTGGCTTCTATCTGCGTAAGTCTCGCCCAGGCGCGTGTTAATAAAGCGCATTAGCTTGGCGGTATCATCTTGCGCAGCAATCCATTCGTAAGCCAACTCAAGCCATGTAAGCCCTAAGCCAATCGGTGAATAAAGTGCGTTGATGTGATAGCTTTTGTATGGATTCTGCGGTGCTTCGGCAATCCATTTGCCTTTTGCCATCATGTCGGTTTTAGAATGCTCTTCTATAATGCAGCCGTTATGCTCACAGTAATATGAAACACTATCTAAACGCTTTGGATTAGCTAGGTTTTTAGTCCAGCGCAAATTAGCCCACTTAAACACTTGATATTCACCACAATGCGGGCATGGCACTTGAAACCTGCGCTGGTCGCCATTATCAAATAACTCTTCAATGCGACTGGCATCTTTCATGGTTGGTGTGCTTGGCGCAAATAATTTGCGATCATAGAAAGTTGTTAAGCGCACCTCTAATAAACCAAGCGGATCACCTTGCGTTGTAGTCCAATCCCACTCATCCAACTCATCTGCCATTGCATAGCGCAAACTAGTTGATTTAAGTTCTGCGGTTGAACCTGCAGTTTTAAAATACAAAATACCGCCGGCAAATTTCTTGCGTTGCGAATTATTGTCTGCAGATCGATTGCTTTTTTTTGCTAAAACTTCAGCAACAGCAGGAGTATCGTTTGCCATCGGGTCAAACTTTTGAGATACCCAATCGTTTAAGCTTCTTTCGGTCGGCATGACGATGGCTGCTGGCCCTTTGGCATGATCCATGATGTAACCAATCCAATTACTGCCACATTCCGTGCCGCCCACTTGTGAGCTCTTCATAAAAGCGACTAGCTTATCTGGTGAATTCTCACTTAAGCTGTCCATAATCTCGCGCAGGTATGGTGTGCGCGCGGTCTGCCAGCGCCCTTTTTCTGCACTACCTTCGCCAGATAAAATACGGTTTGCATCTGCCCATTCACTAACAGTGATTGCAGCTTTAGCTTTAACAGCGTTTTTAACTGTTTTAAATGTAAGTAGAAATGCATCAGCCAATTGCATTTAAGTCACGGCCTTTCATTTTTTCATCAAAGTTTTTTTCAAGTTCGCGCAAAGCATTGCCCATTTCTGCTTTTAAACTAGCGCGTATAAAATCTAAATCTTTGCCAATAAGTGTTGGTGCAAGTAAATGCGGGATATTTTCAAGAGATTGCCTAAATGTTGTAATCACATCAGCCACCGCCAATTGCATTTCATGTACAGCTACCAACTCGCTTATACTTTTTTTGTACTCAAGCTCTGCCTGCAGCGCTTTAAAGTGTTGCTCTTTAGCACGGCCATCGCTGAATGAAACATGATTACCATCTTTGATAGCTGTTTTTTTACCATCTTTACCATTTCTAGCAATTTCATGCCTTGCTTTAACATCATCACGATTAGCATCTTCTGTATCTTTGATTCGCAATTGACTGGCCTCTACATCAACCAGATCGGTTTGAGTCATTACCAAGCGCCCTGCTTGCTTTAATTGAGTGATATAACCTTTAGTCACACCAATATGCTTTGCAAATTGTGATTGATTGAGCGTTGTCATTTTCTTGCCCATAACATTTTTTCTGCTTTGATAAATTGCGCCTCATCCATCCA